TTGAACAGCTTGAATAACCCTAGTTTTCTGCTCATCAATATCAAGCTTTCTCTTAGCCGACATATCAGAAGGCTCAGGTAGAGAGATTCTTAATTTTTTAATAAGACTAGCAGGGAATCCTCGCAACTGCAAATGACGCTTCGCCAAACTCTCCAACCCAGCTTCAATATCGACCTGGATTCTTTGAACAGTTCTGGCAAATTTAACATCAAGCTGGGAAAGGTTAGCTTTCCTTTCTGGAGATTTGTCCTTCTCCACGATGTAGTCCTTAGGCACTTTCAATGCCGCAAGAAGCTTATCTCGGTAATACCTAACATCCTCAATCTCACCTAGGTTAGTTGCTCCAGGAAGTGTGTCGATCTTAGTACCTCTACCATTCTTAGTCGGAACGAAGAAGTCCTCATCCATAGACATAGGATTGAATCGTGCATCAACCGTTCCCTTGGGAGAATTGTAATACTTCTCCTTCTTAAACTTCTGCTTCAGACGCTCGATAAACATTTCAGCCTTGGTTGTGGGCAGATTGCCTGTATCCACATAAAAGATGCGTCTTTCGGGAGCGCGGGAAAGTCTATAGATCATCATAGCATCTTCCATCATCTTAAGAGATCGGAACACACGATGACATAGAGCAGCGATAGACTTACCATAAGGGTAGAACATCGGGTCTGAAGTATGAAGTCTGAAATGGACAATTTGGTGCTTGTCAAGTTCAATGTACTTCATCGGTTTGCTTGAATCGGACTGACCCACCTCAGAATACTGAAGCGACTCTAGGTTGGGGATCTCCTGCAAGAACTTCTTAAGATACCCGTACTCATTTTCCACTCTAAGGATCCAGTTAGGATTAAGAATTTTAATTTTCTTAATACCCTCTTGTGGCTTATTAACATCCAAGACTAGCTCAGTGAAGCAATCTCCATACTTAACGGTATTTCTAGCAATATCCCAGAAAAATCTGTGTAGGTTAATTCTTTCAAACAAGGCAGTCACTTCATCAACAACTAAATCATTTTCTGATTTAATCGTCCACCGCTCAGAGCGAGTGCCTTTCTGTGTACAATCGTCAGCGTAGATATCAAAGGCTGCTCCAATTTCAGGATACTCATCCATCTCCTCGTATTCTTTGTAACGCCTTCTTCTGTTAAGCTCTAGCTGTGGGAGGATAGGGTTTCTCTGAACTCCTCCCATAGCGGGGCCACCATCAACCTCTTGATCTTTAATAACATCAGTGTTGATGACGGTATCCCCAGTATCAGGATGAACCATACCCTTATCAATAGCCCTCGCCGCAGGAAGCTGGGCTTTGGTTGCAAAGAATTTAGCAAAGAAGCGACCAATAGGTCCTGTAGGAGTATACATACTCCCAGTCCTAGCCTGAGTTCCACCAAAAGTGGTATAACCACTCTCATTTAGTTTATCATCTATTTCATCAGCCATTTAAAATCTTCCTCTTCCAATCCACCATGCGCGGTTTTTAAACTATGCTTATAGTTTTTACTAGGCATTAGTGGTTTTTGTTCTTTATTTGTAGAAGATAGGTACTCAAGGGGAGTAGTATCTAGTAGGTTTTTATAAGCGTGAACGGCTAGGGCGAGGCTCATAACGAGATCATCATGGTGATTTCTCTCTGCCGCTACCTTTCCGCTTTCAGTTATAATAAAGGTCATTAGTTCGTCACAAGTTCGGGTCGAGTTAATCTTGATTAAATCAGTCCTTACCGCTTCTTCTAGTTGTGCTAGTATGCTTTCTCTGTTCTTTGCTGTAACCTGAAATCCGAGATCATCTTTGTCATCTGCCCACAGATTCTCGTACTCATAGATATTATAGAGCCAGTCGATTAAGTTATTTCCAATAGTGTTTCGCTCACATATGATGTGAGCTACATTATATAGCGTACCTTCGTTGAATAATATTTTAGCAAAATCATTTATTGGGGTTCTATTTGAATAAAACTCTGCAACTTGCTGCCCGTTGTACATATTTATCACATGAAATGCTGAATAATCTCTATCTCGCCCTAAGGAAGCATCGCAGGAAATGAGGTATGTATAATGAGGTTTTGGCTCCTGCCAAACACGCATTCGATTATTGTACTTAGTAATGTACTCTTCACTTGTCTGAGAAGAGATCTGCTTAAGAACCTCCCCCTCAATGTAGGTGTCACCTGTTCCGAGGAAGGAGCATTCGTACTCCTGCAACCACTGCTTCATAGGCAAGTTAGCTCTAGTAGTCTCCTCCCACTTTTGGATGTCCAAACCCTTCTTTGCCATCTCCTCATACAAGTGGCTGTAATCCTCGTTGTACATATACTCAGGATGCTCTTGCCACCTGATGTCGATAGGATTAAAAGAGTTATCTCCTGTTAGAGCTTTTTGGTAAACATCATGATACCAATTACCAACGCCGTTAACCGTGGACAGAACAAAGGCCCTACCTCCTGTGGAGATAATGGGGTATACAGCAGCCCAGATGGTATCAATGCTATCAATGAATGCAGCCTCATCAATAATTAGTAGGGATCCTGCAAGGGATCTACCTGATTGCTTCCCTGACGGTCTGGACTTGATAGTAGATCCCGTCATGAGTTTAAGCGTGTGCTTGTTATCCTCTTGAATCCCAGGCTTCAAATAAGACGGAAGCTCATCATACATGAGCTTAATCCTGTCTAGAACTTCCGTTGATTCTGCATCACCCTTGGACAAGATAACAACCTGCTTATGCTTGTGGAAAATGATCATGTGCAGAGAGTACCCTGCGGCTAAGGTAGTACATCCTGCCTGACGGAACTTACGAAGAATATTAAACCTGTTCTTTTCCAGGTCTTGCAAGATCCTTTCCTGAAATGGATACAGTTCGAACGGGACGAGCCCACGAACAGGATGCGTAACTTTGATGTAATTAGAGATAAAGTACAGGGGGCTGGCTGCACATTTCTTAAATTCTTCTAATAAATCTTGTTTTTCCATAAAAACCGCATCTGTTTAATATATTATAGTATATGAACATACACGCTATTATATGTACTAGAGATAGGAATGAGGTTTCTCCAACTACAAACAAATTAGTTAGTTTTTTATGTGCTTGTAATATTGCTGTATACATCCTATCTAAAGCGGATTCCTTGTTTTCAGCCTATAAAGGTGCTTTTGAAAAGGTAAATCCTGATCCCGAAGACATAACAATATTCTGTCACGATGATATTGAGATTAGAGAAAGTCCTGAGGTCTTTGTCGCAAAGCTAAAGGAGGCTCTAGAACCCCCAGAGATGGGGTTTGTAGGCCCAGCAGGGACAATGCAGCTAGGGACTGATGCAGTATGGTGGGATCAGACTAGGTGGCAGAGAGGCAAGCACAGAGGCACAGTATTTCATATAGATCCCCAAGGAAAGGAGTATAAAACTCACTACGGGGAGCCTGGGGATGTCGTTGTACTTGATGGATTATTCCTAGCAGCAAAACGCCGAGTTATTGATGAAATTGGCTTAGAAAAACCAAAATACTTTGAAGGAGAGTGGGATTTTTACGATATTCACTACACTTCCCAAGCTTTTCTTAAAGGATTCACTAATAAGGTTGTCGGTTTGAACATCCTACATAATTCTAGAGGGGAGTTAGTAGGAAGGGACTCCTGGCACAAGAATAGGGAGGCATTTATAGCAAATAATGAACTCCCCTTAGAACTAATAGAGTAAAATTGATATGGATAGACCTTACACAGGTGGTGGACAGAAAAACACCCGATGGCCGCACCCCTTAAATGATGATTTTAATAAATTAATCAGAAATACGGTCAAAATTTTTGGAATTGGAGCCAAACAGGACCAACCCCTGCTCCTAGAATGTAAAAATTACCTACAATCTCGTATACAAGGTTTAATTGATCATAAAATTCGAAGGGATTCTGAAGAACATTACCGTTTAATGGATTTAGTGATAGAACACGGGTTCAATAAGGATGATTCTGAGAGACACCAGCTTATCTCGGAATGCAGTTATGTCATGTGCGTAGGCAACTGGCGTAAGGACTCCGATGCAGAACAGCAATACCGCATGGCAAACCTCTTAGGTAAGGTTATATTAGAAATGCGATATGAAGAACACATCCCGCTGCACAATATCATTAGATATCTACAGCCTATAAGACCTATAGAAGACTCCACTTGGCTTGAATATAAAAAGGATGCTATTCTAATCTATGAGACTCCTGAGGGATTGTTAGAATTAATGGATGGCAACCATCGTCATGAGTTTGCGAATAGGGTCGGAGGTGTTTCGACCTTGAGTGGGTGGATCATTAAGCAAGTATAAAAAAACTCCCCACTATTGCTAGTGAGGAGTTCCGGCGCGAAGTCCCAAACACAGAAAGGCGTATAGCACCGAATCCGCTATTGGTCTATTTTTTCTTAGCAGTCTTAATGGCTGCTTTCTTGGTAACTACTGGGACTGCCTTGGGGACTGCCTTGGGGGTAGGGGCAACAGTTACGGCGGGTGTCAATGCATCCAACCTACGCTGCCAAATCCTACGATGTCCACCTTTCGCTCTAGCAAGCTGTGCCCTGATTTTTTTTTCATTTTGGTCCATGATTTATTCTCCTACTAAGTTTTCTTTTAGATTCTGTTATAAAGAAGTTCTTAAGCTTCTTCTTAAAGTAACCTAACTTCTCAAAGTATCTAGGTCCCTTATTCGTGTATCCCTTGTTTTTTTTATCAATCATGCTTTAGGTTTATCTTCAGGAGGGTTTTCCATTTTTTTATTTCTAACCTAAGTTCCTCAAAATCCCCACTCCCATTCTCGCACAAAAGGAGGAACCCAGGGGGGCCAACCAGTATTTCTCGCAGGCTTACAACACCTAAAACCCACTGAAAGCTCAAAATCTATCAACTCTTTTAGCATATCCAGAGGCACATTTGATGAAAATTGGCGATTATCTCCAGTGGAAGTTGTATAATTACCGCTTCCTTGCTTTATTGGGTAACCTCCCATATCTACAAACTCAAAGCAATCACTTTTTTCTTCACACTTGCGACCAGTGAGCGTTTGGGACATGCAATGGCAAGTGGTTAGTTTGATCTCATAACCCTTAGCCGTAATTCCTGTAGTACCGCTCGTATAGGTAACACTTTCCGAACCATAGGCACTGTCTGCCCCTAGCTGGAACGCTGCAACCTCAGCACTAGTCATACAAGCACACCGTTTACAGATACTAGCATTCGTGGTTTTTCCAAGGTTCCCAATTAGAGAACCCCCAGCCTCCCACTCGGTATCAATAACTACAATAGAATAGCAATCACTTAGCATCGCTTGCTCCTGAACTGTTTACAGTTATCGAGTTAGTAATTAGAAATTTATTAATTAGATTTGACATAGAAAATTTGTTTAGGTTTGATATAAAAAATATTGTTAAATTAGGCTTGGGGAATATGCGGGATTCTATCACTCCAAAAGTGATTCCAGACATTCATAGGAAGTGTAGAGCTTCCAAATTCAAGCACATCACACCCCACATTATCTAAATAATCTTGACACCATTGAGGGGTATAAAGAGCAATAATAACACCTCCATTGCCGCCTGTAGCTTGCATCCAAGCATCACGAACGGTTAAAGCCTCCAAAAATACAGAAGGATTAATTGGGTCCATGTTAATTGATAAATGAGGAAGAACACCCGCCCCAAAGAAATCGCCCCGAGCAACAGCTTCGGCTATCCTAACTACCATATCATTCCTTTCTAAATTAGTATTCCGAGCAACATATACTGGATTAGTTTTAGAGAAAGGCGCAGGGATCTGAGAATTATAACCAAATCTATTATCGTCCATTGGGAACCAAAGCTCCTTATATTGCAAATCAAGACCAAACCATACAGGTAATCCCCTGGTATTATTTTCAGTACCATGTTTTGGATTAGGGACAAAATCATTAGTTCCTCCGCCTCCTGGGAAGAAGCCAACTCCTCCAGAATGAGTATTAGGATCAACGAATAATTCTAGAATTTTAGAGAGTAGCACATCATTATTATATGTGGCATCATTATTCGGGTCAGTGTCGGTGCCTGCTATCGTCCAATTATCCAGCCAAATCCTATCACCGTTTTGTTCTAAGTATGATCCAGTAGGGTCTGCCTGTCCTAGAGCTTTACGATAAAATGGAATTCCAATACCACCTCCTTGTAAAAAAGCCCCCCAATAACGAGGAATAACTACTCCATTACTTTGCCATCCTGAATCCTTAGTATACTCAGTATGGATGGTTGGATCCCAAATTGCTCGTTCGACAAGGCCAAAATCTCCACCATTACTTGATAGAGTTGAAATTCCTCCCCGTAATCCCATCCCCGAAGGGGCACTAAGATCACCAAAACCACCATGATCAGGTGCAAAAGTCCCAGCAAACTCCCACCCCGTTGGCCTAGCAGAGAACTCTAAAGACATCGGCCCAGACACCAAAGCGGTTCCTGTAGGTAACACCCTCTTAACTACTCTATTAGTTAGTCTGGCTCTGACGAGTATAATATTATCATTTTCATGGGTATACTTAGTATAAATACCATCAGTAGCAGATAAAGCTAATCCTTGAGTACCATCAACTAACCTGCCACTTGCAAGTCCAGATTTAATACCTGGAGCTACATTAGTAGAATAGCCCCAGTCGGCCTCATAGGTTTGATATTTTTCTGCATACTCCGTGAATGAATTTAACGGGGTTACAGATGTAGAAGTTGCACTAGCAGTGACAATTGAATTTACCATAATAGATTATTTTAAGATTTAGATGTGACGGATTTTAGTATATTCCGTTTTAAGAGCATCTAACCAAGTATTGATAGATGTGTCAACCATTGTGTTACCTGTTCTAGACTTCATAACATAATTATAATCGTAATTGCTTCCGTTACCATTAGGAGATGTAAGAATTACATTTTCTAAATAAGACAAGTTCTTACCATAGAAATCGTTTTTGAAAGCTTGACCTTCCATAACCTCAGCAACATCATTAATAAGATCTTGGGGGCTTTGACCTTCTCCAGAACCATCATAGTTTCCTAGCTTAAAGTGAGAAGGAAACTTATTATTATGTGTGATAACAAAATTATCACTCGCGGATCTAGTCAATAAGGGGTTCGCAGCCCATGGCCAAAAACTTTGTCCTCCACCACCAAACTTATCAATTCTAAAATCTAAATCGGGGTCTGAGAAGAGATCATCATACACATGGGATAAACTATTCAGTTGTGCTTTCCAAGACTCACTAAATGCTCCGTGATTGAAAAAAGATGCATTCATAAAACAAAGCACATGGAACATTTCATCTAAACCTGTAGTTACATGATAAGAGTAAAAATCGGGATAAGTGTATTCGGTTACTGTGTGTAGGGGATTAGCACTGTCATAGGCTTCCCTTTTTAGATAAGGCGCGGTAGTTTTAATTTTACCCCTAACCCCCAATCTATTAG